TTTTAATTTTTCATACACCTCAGAAGATAAGCTGCGTATGTTTATGCTCGGTCACAAAACTTCATAGAGTCCCTCTGGCTCCACCACCTCTGGCTCCACCACCTCTGGCTCCACTGGCTTCAGTGCCTCCTCAATCAGCGCAGCTGAGCGAGAGACCGGCACGTCCTCCTGTGCAATCGTCTCGGCAACCTGGTCCACAACGGGCTCTGAGGCAGAACCTCCGGCCATTGCAGCACGTTCACTGTCCGGAAGATGACTTGGAACACCCATTGTATTATTATTAAAGATTTATTTTAAATAACTTTCATGGAGTACCTTGTTCGCATGATAGCAACTCATGTATGGAGTAGCTTGGGGCCTGGGTACAGCGAACGTGTTTATCACAACGCATTTGAGGTTGCGCTCCGTATGAATTCAGTATGTTACGAAACAGAAAGAATTATTCCAATATTTTTTCAGGGACACAACGTTGGCAACCTGCGAGCTGACCTTATCATCGACCAGCGTATGATTGTCGAGCTCAAGTCGGTCGTCCGGCTCAAGGAGGAAAACCGTAACCAAATTAGAAATTACATGAAACTTATGGGTCTGAATTCAGGCATACTAGTAAACTTCCCGAGCGTCAGCGGCCCCGTAGAAGTTGAGGTTTTTATGTCGGATACTAATAATGAGTGTACAGCCAATGGTGATTCAGCCCCCGGCCCCGTTGATGCCGGTGGCCCCGGCAGCGACTAGTGTTGGAAAGAAAATTATAATTTTTATAATTTTTATACTTGTACTGGGAATAGGAGCAGTCTACGCCAACCTGAACGGGTACATAGACTTACCATTCTCTATAACAAAATTTATTCCACCACAGTATCTACCGGTTGCAGATATTGCAGAGACTGTAAAGGAGGCGTACAAGGAGGAGCCCGAGACGTACGAGGAGGAGCCCGAGACCTACGAGGATGAGATGGCCAAGTACGAAAAAGAAAGCTACAAAGATGAGACCGAGACGTACGAGGAGGAAAAGTATGTCGAACACGGTGCCCCAGAAGCGTATACTTCATGAATAAAAAAACTTTATAAAATATAATTATGCTAGCCAGAGTCGTAACCCCATGGTACGATGTGGATGGCAGAAAATATATAAATTTAGAAATTGAAGGTGTAGTGATTCGGGCCAAGGTGCCATGGCGGTATGGCCGGGTCATGTGCAAAGTCGCAGGCATTCGTCCCATTCAGGAAATACAGTTGAATGAGACGGTTGAAGTTATATTGGATAAAAAGTACTGGCAGGGTAACATCCACCATGTCATTATCAGTTTAAGAAGTTCACCTTTGGTATAGTATGTTGACAAACACAGGGTACTTGACGGAAAAAAATATAGAAATAAAAAAGAAACTTACTGTTAGGGCTGTCGAGAATGCGATGGGTATACGCCCACCACCGTTTAAAGTTTTCAGAGAGACGCCCAAGGGGCTCGTTGTTCCAAGATACTTTGGCTGTGGCGAGCTCGGTCCACCAGCCACCGACAAGAGGTCCCGGCCTGCTCATGCTGATATTCGGTTCAGCGGTGTTCTGCGAGAAGCGACGCGACAACCAGAAGCTCTTGAACGAGCAAAAGCATCTTTCGAAAGTGACGGCGGAGGAGTTCTTTCCCTTCCCTGTGGATTCGGGAAAACGACCTGTGCTTTGGCCATTGCTGCCCATCTCAGTGTTAGAACTATGATTGTCGTACACAAGGAGTTCCTGGCGAACCAGTGGGCCGAAAAGATTGGCGAGTTCTGCCCGGGCGCAACCATCGGCCGTGTACAGGGGGACAAGCTCGAGCTCGAAAACGACTTTGTGATTGCCATGATTCAGACGATGTGTATCCGCGAGCACGAGCCGGGTGCTTTCGACAGCATCGGTCTAGTGATTGTGGACGAGGCGCACCATATCGGCGCTCCAGCCTTTTCGCAATTCATGTTCAAGCTCTGCCCCAAGTACACACTCGGACTGACTGCTACTCCAGAACGCAAGGATGGTTTGACTCGTCTGCTGTACTGGTTTATGGGTCCCAACTTTTTCACGGTCGAACGGGAGAACCAGGCACAGGTGCGGGTAGTGCCTCTCCAGTTTGATTGTCAAGAATACAGGTCGGCCCCACCATGCACACGGTTCGGCAAAGTGAGTCTGGCAGAGGTGGTCAACCAACTGGTCGAGCTTCGGGATCGAAACCAACTGATACTCGACACTGTTGAAAAAATAAAAAAAGAAAAAAGAAAAATTTTAATTCTATCAGACCGGAGGGGTCACTGCGCATGGCTGAAGGAGAACATCGAGGGGTCAGCTCTGTATATAGGTGGGATGAAAGAGGCTGATCTGATAGAGTCGGCCAAGGCTCAGGTTATAGTGGCTACATTTACACTAGCGCATGAAGGTTTGGATATACCCGCACTGGACACCATCATCCTCAGCACACCGCACTCGGATGTGAAGCAGGCTGTAGGGCGCATCATGCGTGAAACCAAGGGAAAGAACAACGACCCGGTCATATATGACATGGTGGATAATTGGTCTGTCATGTGGTCTATGTACAACAAGAGACTGAAGATGTATCACGAGTCGGGGTTTGCAGTCGATGGTCGGGCTGCGCCAAAAAAAAAGGAGGCCAGCCCGAACAAGTGTCTGATATAGACCCTTCGGGTCAGCAGAAAAATATATTTTGATATTATAAATGCCTTCCCCTGTGAACTCTGGTTTCCTGAACAGCAAGCGCCGCGTTATTTTCCGCTCTACTGCTGGTAAGTTTTTTGTCCGCACCGACAAGGGTGTGGCGTACAATCCCAAGGCGAAGCTCCACAAGAGCCCAGGTGGGACCGAGCGCGCCACCAAGTACGTCAAGAACCTGATGGACATCCCCACCCCTATCCGCCCCAAGTTCAACCGCAAGGAGCGCAAGAACGTCGGTGGCAAGCGTATGCCCTATGCGGCCCGCGCCGGTGGTATGGTTGTCCGCATCAAGCGCAACCCGTACCTGGGTCAGCTGTTCAGCCCCAAGGCGCCCCGTCCTGTTGGTCGCCCACGCAAGGCTGTGAGCTTCAACCTTCCCAACCCTATGGGCCAGGGCATGCGCAAGGTGCGCAAGAACATGGGCACAAAGCGTGGCCCTCGTGTTCGCCGCGTGTTGAAGTTCTAAGAGTCTAAAGAATCGCTGATGCCGAGTAACACTACACCCGCTACAAAAAACATGACCAGGTAATTGCACTCTGTCCTGTCAGTCTTTATCGGGCTTGGTGGAATCATCGTTTGAAATAATGGACCCGAGTCCATTTCAAACGGGGCATATGAAAGCCCTTGCATATTATTACTTTAGAAAAGTTCCTAGAGACCGACCCGAAGGGTCGTAATCCACAAGGCGGCTGGTCCTTCGGACCAGATTTAAAACGAAACCTCCTTCTTGCCGGTCGCCTTTGGCTTGCGACCACGCTTCGCCTTTCCTTCGGCAGGCAGAGTCACATCACGAATAGTGTGGTCGTCGACGCTGACAATGTCTGAGACGGACTCGATATCATCCTCGCGCTGCTCACGTGGCGCTACTGGGCGATTCTGAGGAGGCGGAGGACCCATCATACCCATCAGAGCTGAAATGTCCATACCGGGCCCCTGCATGTCACGACGCAGGCCTGGCTGTGGCGCCCCCTGGTTCTGCTGGTTCTGCGTTCGCTGTACTGCATCCATCATATTCTTGACCAGCTCTGGGTTCTGGTTCACAACTTGGCTCATGCTGGGCATGGCAGCCTTGAACATGCTATTGGTCAGGTGGAACATCATGGCCGAGCCGCCAACCATCATAATGAGCTTCACCTCTGGCGCCACCTCAATCTTGTTCTTGTACTTGTTGTGGAGGTCCTCGAACACGCCATCATAATCGTCAGAATTCTCCATCATATTCTCGGACCAGCCGTCGAGCTGCAGGTCGAACGGGTCGAACTTCTTGTTCAGAAACTCCAGGCCGGTGACGGTCGCGATGAGCATGCGCCGCTGGAACTTGATGGAGCGCTCAACCTCAATGCCGTACATCAGACGCTTGTACTCTGTGCGAATCTCCTCAATGTCGCTGTAGCTGGTCAGGCGGGCGTTGGTGTTCAGGCCCTTCTTTGCCAGGCGGGCAATCTTGTTCAGAAGGTCCGCCTTTTCATCCTCGATGCTCTTGTAACCCTCCGAGGGCATCTGTTGACCGCTGCTCTGGTACTGCCCGCCCTCCTCGGGTCCCTCCTCGCCCTCCTCTTGACCGTCCCACTCCTCAGCCATAGGGGCAGACTGTGCCGTACGCTTGTCCGGATTCATGAATGCATCCAGGTTGGGGTCCTCCTCCTGTACGACACGTGGACGGCTGCGCATGAAAGGCGGCGGGCGACTTGGTTTAGCCTTGGCCTGAATCACCTTGTCAGCAGGGCGGATAGAAATCTCGTCGAGCAGGGTCTGGTCATCAGCACTAAGGTTGATGGAATGTCCAGACGAGTCTCCAGTTTCAAACGTAATCTCAGTAGCCATCTCTATGACTTTAGGAGAAAGTATTGTCAAAACTTTAACGCAAAAAAAAATTGTACTTTATTATATAATGAAGTACGGCAAAGTTCTGACTCACGCTATCATCATCGGTCTGCTGCTGGCCATCCTGTACCAGCTGGCCCGCCCGGCATCTTACTACACCCCCCACGTTATGGAGCCAAGCGATGTTACCATCAAGGGCACCGGCCGTGACCCCCGTCAGCTGGGTGACATGAAGCCCAGCCTGGCGTGTGTGCCAGGCCCGCAGAAGGCGTCAGCCTATTATACCATGGGTATGACCCCAGGAGGTCTGTGCGGCGACGAAGATTTTGTGTTGTCCCAGATGCGTGACTACAGCATCTCTAACGGTATCGGTGGCTCCCTGCTCGACCGTACCTAAAAATATATTTTTAATTTTTTTTTCATTTGAAGGGAGGGAGTGAGTCACCATCCCCCAATTACAAAAAGTTTTGTAACAATTGTTTTGAGTGAGCCATATCTAAAAAAGTTTTTATACTTTTTTTTCATACGCGTAAAAATAAATTCTGTAACAACTGTTTACAGATCCCAAAAATTGTTTTTTCTGAGGACCCTGGTATCAACCACAGTTAAACAGAAAAGTTAATATATTTTTAGAAAATGAAGGTCATCTTCGCACTACCGGGCAAGGAGTATAGCCGCGAGTTTCTCATGAGTTGGACGGAGCTGATGATGCAGGCTACGGCGAAGGGACATCAGTGCATGGTGTCCCAGAACTACTCGTCGGTGGTTCACTTTGCGCGTGCCAAGTGTCTGGGTGGTGACGTGTTGGCCGGCCCTGACCAGAAGCCGTTTCAGGGCAAGGTGGACTATGACGCTGTGATGTGGATCGACTCGGACATTGTGTTCAAGCCGGATGATTTCATGAAGATTCTGGAGAGCCCGCACGAGGTGACGGCCGGCCTGTATATGATGGAGGACATGGAGAACTTTGCGGTGGTCAAGGAGTGGGACGAGGAGTTTTTCAAGAAGAATGGAACCTTTGAGTTTGTCAAGGCGACGACTGTCTTTGAGGACCAGTATTTGCCGGTTGTGTATTCTGGCATGGGATGGATGCTCGTCCGCAGCGGTGTAATCGAGAAGGTCAAGTATCCATGGTTCTATGGCCCTCTGCAGACCATTGGGGAGGCACAGGACATGATGTCGGAGGATGTGGCGTTCTGTCGGTCGCTTGCATCCAGCGGGACGCAGGTTTATGTGGACACGAGCATACGTGTAGGTCACCAGAAGAAAGTCATCCTGTAGAATAAGAGAGGATGAGTTACACACTAAGTAATGATTCTCTTGGCGGAATTTCACAGTGGAATCAGTCAGGTCCATCTATATATTATAACGTTGGCAATGTCGGTATCGGTAATGCCAGTCCATCATATAAACTGGATGTTTCTGGTGATATAAACTTTACAGGAACTTTATTCCAAAACGGAGTAGCTTTTGGAGGGGGAGGGTCCCAATGGACAACTTCAGGTACGGCTATTTATTACACTACTGGAAATGTAGGCATAGGAACAGCAACTAACCTAACAAACGCTTTAACTGTAAATGGAATAGTATCTGCAACAACTTTTTCAGGCTCCGCTGCCTCTCTGACCTCTTTTCCAACCCTGAATCAAAACACCACTGGAACGGCCGGTAACGTTACTGGAACTGTTGCAATCGCGAATGGCGGTACAGGACTCACGTCTACGTCTCAGA